CTGAGCTTTCGCCATCAGGAGTATGGCGTCTTCCAGACCGAAGCCCGATCCGAGGCCCTGTACCGTGCCCAGCAGCGACCCATCGGCGGGGCGAGTCCAGTTGTAATCGATCTGCTTAGCCAGCAAGCAGAGCACCGAGTCCCCGAGGGTCAAGCCCGTCAGCCACGTCATCAGCCGATCGGTGATGGGCAAGTCCTTGTGGGCGTCATGGGCCTTATCGGTGGCATCGTTGAAGAAGCAGTTGTACGAAAGCTCCCCGTCCGCTAGCAAGCAGATGCGCTCCATCGCGCTCTTGTCGATACCCGTATCCTCCTGCAATGCGCGGCCCATTCTGGCCGTGTTGATTGCCCCTGTATCGCCGGAGAGGTCGAACCCGCCAACGTATAGCGCCTGCGCCATTCCCGTCTGCTTGCTCACGCCGTCACCCCCTTCCCTTCGACCACTTTCGGCCTGGCAGTGCGCTTGCTACCCGCCCCCACTTCCTTGAGGAAGCCGCGCGCGACGAAGTGCTCGATGTCCTTGCCAGGCGGCGGCTCATACTCGTCGCCCTCGCTGTACTTCACGCCGTCCAGGATCATCAGGTCGCGCCCAGACGGGCAAGCGAGAGCGCCGGTAGGAGTGCGGCGCGGATTCATGACTCGGTACTTCTTGGGCATGGGCATCACCTCATTCCACAAAGGTTGCGTTGTCGTCAATGCGGTACCCAACTTCGATATTCAGGAAGCGGTACACTGTGTTTTCAATCGTGGCCTCGTCAAAGTGCCAAGCGAGCTCCACCGGCAGCGCGTAGGCCACGTTGCCCCCAAGGTTAAAGTCCCCGAAGAAGTCCTCCGCGATGTCGGCGCGAAACTGGTCAAGTAGGAACTCGATCTCCTCTTGGGATTCCTCTAGCCAGGTCCGGTACATTCGCAGATTGACGCGGTGTATTTCGCGTGGACCTACCAGCGTCGTCTCATCTATGTTGCCATCGTTAGGGATGATCGCCACCGTGCCGCTCTGCATCTTGGAGCGCGGTTCGCCAATGATGGCGTTGGGCGTGTAGCCTGTAGCCATTAGCTTTGATTGCATCGTCTGCCAGGCGGCCTTGTCCGATACAGCCATCAGCGCATCACCTTTGCGCGGGGACCGCGCTGCCACTCACCATCGCCCACCTTCACGTCAGCGCCGAACTTGCCATCGACCAACCAGCACACAAGCCAAGCAGCCAACCGCTTCGGCCTCACCCAGCGCGCCACGAAGGTGGCGACCTTGACGCGCCACAGGCCACGGATCCGCGCCTTGACACTAACCGTCATGTCACTAGTCACCATCAGCTTCCCCTTCTAGGCGTTCCGGGCCTAATAGGAAACCATCGAGGTACGGATCTACGCGGTCGGTGACCAAGGGGTGTTTCGTGTAGGTGACGAAGAGGCTACGCACGCCCGTGAAGGCCCGGCGCACGCCGGTGTCGCCCTCTTCTGGCGTCACCTCTACAATCTCGTGGGGCTGGCTCCAACTGAAGGCCAACACGCGCTTTAGCTCAATATCCGTGGCCAACTGACGAAGCTCCCCGGCCAGCCATGTTCGTGCTGTTTTCATGTCTGTCAGCCACCCAACTCCGCGACCATCTTGCGCCCTAGCGAACGCAGCACCCTCGGTGCCATCGCCTTGACGATGGCGACATTCTTCCCCTGCCAACTGCGGCCAGTCCTACGTGGATGGTGCAAGCTGCTCGTCATCACCAGCGTCACACCGCCCCCGAGCGTCAACTCACCGGGGCGGATGGGGTTGTTTCGCCTACCGATCCGGCGGCCCTTGCGGCGTAGCCTCTTCTCAAACTTCGGCATCGCCTGCTCGATAATCGATTGCTGCATCACTCTGTCGATACGCTTCTCAAACATCGGTCCAGTGATGCTGACGCGTACGGGATCATCAGCTCGCCCGAACGTAGCCATCCTAGAGCGACACCTTCCCGCTACACGTACACTGCTTCGAGGAGCCGAGGGTTCGGCGGGGGTACCCGCCGTACGCCTTAGCAGTCCACGTTGGGCACCGCACCGTGCCGTGGGCCGGATGCGGGCAGTGCTGACAATCCGGGCCGAAGACGATCCCCTCAGTAGCGAGATTCACAAGCTGACCTTTCCATACTTGACCTTGAGCGCTTCGCGTAGTGCCCACAGGCCGAACATCTTGGTTTCGACGCTGCCCATGTCGCCACCTACCACGCCTGTCCAGCCCGACCGCCCTTGCTCCCGGTGTGCGATGGCGTAGGCCGTGACGTACTCTGCGATGTCCCCAGGCGGGGTGTACTTGTTAATCACCGTGGCGGTATCGTGAACCGTTGCCGTGGTGCCGTTCTCGCCGCGCGTCAGCGTCAGCGTCCGTGGCGCATAGATGTCCTGGACGTCATCATGTGCTGCCAGCACTGAGGCATCGTAGGCACGCGCCACAATCAGGTTGTCGCCCGCGATGTCCTCAACTAGCATTCGCTCGGAGTTGATAGTAATAACCTCGCCCTGCTTCACCGCTGTGCCGTCTACCACCGTTACCGTGGTTTCGGCCTTATTAGGATTCAGCGCTCCATTCGTGTTCGTTCCAGTATCGAGCAGCGCCTTCGCGGAGACGAACATCGCCTCAGCCACAGAGCCGGCAGCCGCAGCAGCGCCAGGCGCGATCAGGACGGTGTTGCCCACGCCGATCAGGGCTGAATCCGTCACGGCCAACGTAACCTGGCTATCGTTCACCGCACCCACCACCGCGCCAGCGGCTATCGTGTCTTCACGGAGGCCCCAACGTCCAGTGACCGCGATTGAACGCTGTGGCGTCTCTCCTGACGCGAAGGCGGCCGAGGAAGACAGGTCGATCTCAATGCTGGTGAATGGCGGTCCCTGGTTCACTGGCTCCACGAAGTAGTCGGCCGCCACGATGGTGGTCGGCGTATCGTCCTGCGCCGCCGCCTGTAGCAGCGTCACGGCAATCAGGTCTTCGTCTGGGAACGTGAGCACCAGGGCATTGCCTATACGCTGAGGCCAGCGGAAATACTTGATCGCCGTCTCGGGAATGAAGCGGCGGTTTAGAATCTCCTCAACGTCCTCCGAGCCCGCCTCAATGTAACCGTCGATCAGAGCGTTAAGATCCGGCCCTGAGATGCCGACGGCCGCTTTCACGGCTTCGCGGGTCGTGTACCAGCGAGTCGCATTTCCCGATGACATCTAGCTCCTCACGGCAGCCTGATGGCGCAACGGGTTCCTTGTCCTGAAGTTCCCCAAAGGACAGTTGAACACCCCATTCCGCTCGACCAGCCTCTCCCCGTCGATAGGGCAGTCCACCAGCGGCGCGGTGCGTTCATCCTCCGCCAACTGGCGCTGTTCCTCCCGAATCGCGAGGAAGTCGGTCCAGCTCACGAGATGCCCACCATCGGGCGCATGATGTCCCGGAGAGTCACCACCTCAGCCGCAGTCAATTCCTTTCCGCAGATGAACGGCAAGGCCATCCGTCCGTGGAACTCGTTGACGGGCGTGGCCGAAACCCCTGAGGAGCCGACGAGCAACGGCGTAGCTGTGTTCTCCATACCCGCATAGTCGGAGACCTCGACCGTAGTGCCGTCGTTCACCGCCACCCCGTTCACGTACAGGAAGACCTGCGGGGTTGCGATGGTGCCATCATAGGTGGCGACCACCCACTGCCACTGATTGATCGTGAGCGCGTTATCGCTGACGGCAATCTCCGTCTTGTCCACGCTCTCGTCAAAGAGCTCTAGGTTGAGCAGGCTGCTCGCGTCGATCCAGAACCGCCACTCCCGCACGGTTGCGGAATACTTGGACAGGAGCGTGTTCGACACGATGGCGTTGGGCCGTATCCAACAACCCACCGAAAACGCCTCGTCAGCCGCGCCGGCCCCGAACGAGTACGCTGTGTCATCAATACCGGCCAGGTGGTGGTCCCCCGTCGGGTGGAAGTGGTAGCTGTAGAGACCGCCGGGCAGCAGCAAAGGCGCGAAGTCATCCTCCAACGCCTCTGCTGCCGCCGCAGTCTCCGAAGGGATCAAGTCACCGACACCGATGCCACTGACTAGCGTACCCGTCTTCTCCCAGAACGGCCACAGGGAGGCCTTGGTCGTCCCGAGGATCGTCATAATCGAATTCAGCTTGGCCACAAGGCCAGGATTGTATTCGCTCATGAACTCGCTCCCTTACGCGGCCTCGATGTACGACCCGTCATCGAGCGGGACGTAGAACACCACCCACCTAATCACGCCAGTTCCATCGTCGCCGGTCTGGACAAGCTGAATGGCGTCGGCTGTCGCCTTCCGCCCAAAGATGATCGGCGAGGACGGCATACCCGTGAAGTTAGCGCCTACGTCAATGATGGGATCGTTGCCGGTGCCGTTCAGAATCACCGCGACTTCGCCCGTCAGGAAGTAGAGTGTGCCGACAGCATCGACATCAATAGTCGTAGCCGCGCACAGGTCGATGGTATTCGTCTCGGTCTGTAGCTTGATGGTAGTTGCGCCAGCGTCGGACACGTTCGTGATCTGCCCGAAGAGCAACTTGATCAGGTTGCGGCCATAGGTCGTGAAGATGTTCGCGCTGAATTCTGTAGCGAGGAGCTTCTCCACGCGAATCCCGAGGTTCGTCTCCCGCAGGGCCACGCCTGGAATTAGATTTGCCATGTCATCTGCCTCCTTTACGCGGCCTCAATGTAGGCGCCCTCTTCGAGCGGGATGTAGAACACCGACCACAGAATGACCAGCGTTGCCGATGTCCCGGTCTGGGCAAGTTCGATGGCGTCTGCTGTCGCTGTGCGGCCGAGAATGACCGGCGATGACGGCATGCCTGTCTTGTTCGCACCGACATCGATGATAGGAACGTGAGCCGTGCCGTTCAGGATGACGGCCCTTTCGCCGGTCAGGAAGTACAGCGTGCCAATCGGGTCGGTCGTGACTGTCGTCGCGGCACAGAGGTCAATCGTGCCGGTTTCCTTCACCAGCTTGATGGTCGTCGCGCCTGATGCCTCTGCCACCGTCACCTGGCCATAGAGCAGGGTTATAAGAACCTGCCCAAACGTCGTGAAGATGTTCGCATCCGCCGCCGCAGCGAGAAGCTTCTCCACGCGACGCCCGAGCGTCTGAGCCCGCACTGCGTCGTCTTGTGATGGGTTGCTCATGCGCTACCTCTCTTCCCTTGCGCCTGCTTCGCAGGCCCAGCGTCACTCGTGGTAGCGCTGCTGCCGGTCGGCCCCGCCGATGTCGTCGCCACGGGCTCTGGCGCTGCCGGTTCCTCCGCGACCTTCGCCTTCGGGGCCGCCGCCTCTAGCGCCGCCCGAGCAGCCGCCACATGCTCGAAGATCGGGTGAGGGTAGTGATAGCGTCTCCGCAGAATCCCCTCGATTCGGTCGAGTGCTGCTTGCGCCGCTTTTACGTCAGCCATTAGACGCCCGATGCCGGGAGGTTCTCCGGCGCCCGCTGCACCAGCAGATCGTGGACAATGGCGGTACACTGAGGCGCATCGCTAGTGGCTTCTACGCTGTCGAAGCCATCCGACAGTTCACTCGCCCCGATGTAGATAACGGCACAGTCGAACGGTGTGGTGTCCAGCTTCACGAAGTTACTGTCATCATCCAGCGTTCCGCCCGCATCGTCCGTCTCAGCCGTCCAGACCCCGCCTATACCGTCACCAGCGTGGTAATTGTTCAGGACAGTGAGCGCCTGCTCGTCCGCCCCAGCGACGCTTTCCTTGAAGTCGGTTGACTGCGCGCCGCCGTTCTCGTAGAGAACGAAGGTAACGCCGCTCGCATTCTTCAGCGAGATATGAATGCCCGATGCAAGCGGGATGACGTTGATGACTCTTCCTAGTGCTTTCATTTCCTTTTCCTCCTCCGCAGGGGGTTTATTGCCTGCGGTTGAATGGCCGGGGCGAGGGGTTCATTGCTCGCCCCGGCTGGCTTGCTTTCCTACTACGTCCGAGCTTCAATCGCGACGAACGGGCTTACGGTGTCACCATTGGCGGGCTGGAAGGCCGACTGAATCCAGGGCCTTCCATCCACACGCTCTTTGACGCGTAGGGCCGTTCGGTCGGTCGTGAAGTAAACGTGCTCGGAGGTCTCCAGGCTTACCGCCTGGCGGTCGCCGATCAGGTAGTAGCTCAGGTCCACGAACACGAGGTCGCCCTGGTCGCCGAGGGTTGGCACCTTCTCGCTGATGATCAGCGGGCGGCCCAGCATCGTCATCAGCGGCGCGCTCCTGATGTCCACCAACGCCACGGGGGCGCCGCCGGTGCCGACGGGAATCGAGAGCGTCATCAGCTCCTTGAAGGTGTTCTGGTTCGTAATCCAGACTGCCCGGTCGTGCGAGCCGGGTATCATCCGCGCGAACATGTTCAGCACGTTGTTTAGCACGATGGTGTCGGCGAGCTGCTCGCTCTCCTTCGTTATCGCGATGATGGCCGGCGAGTTCAGGAAGCCTAGGGGCTCCCCCGTGCCGGTGCCGCTGATGAAGGCGGTATCCTCGTAGAAGGCAAGCCCCTTCGGGACGGCCTGCATGAGGAAGCTGGAGAGCGCGGGGGCGTCGGCCCAGAGTTCGTTCGGAATAGCTGCGAGCCCCGTCAGCTTGTTGGCCTCCAGCTTGACGCGCCCGAACTTCGCCTCGGTGGCAATCAGCTCTTCCGCCTCGTCTGTCCAGTAGAAGATCATGCCGCCCATAACGGAGCCGACGTTGGTGGTCGAGTCCACGAACGGCATCAACTGAGTGAGCGAACTCATCGTGATGACCGTCGCCAAAGGCCGCACAATCGACTTCTCTAGCGCGAGTTGCAGGATTTCGGAGCGCTGCTCTTCGGGAATCAGGAAGCCGCCCAGCGCCGGATCGATGGAGCTGTAGGCGTTCTGAACTTCCTTGACCTTGTTGAGCTTCTCCATATCGGGCGCGGGATTCTTGTGCCAGATGGTCTTGGCGAAGTCGCCTATGTTGACGAATCCGAGATCGTTCATTGCGATGCCCGGTGCCGTCGGGTTATAGGCAGCGTTGGCTGCCGCGCCACTAGGTCCGCCACTCGGTGCATCGCCCGGCCCCAGCATCGGCGGTCGCTTCGGTACGCCGTGGTCGGTCATGAACTCCCCGAACGCGTCCTTGACCTGGGCCTTGATGCTTGCGCCGATCTGCTCCTGTCCAGCGAGGTTAGCCTTCACCTGTTCCGCCACCTGATCGGCGATGGAGCCCCGGTCATCGGTGGCCTTCGCATACGCCTTGATCAGCGCAGGGAACTGACCGGCAGCCTGTATCTCGCCCACCTTGCCTTGATCGTTCATCAGCTCTTCGAGCTCGTCGACCCCCTCGGGGATCTCAATCTTCTTGCCGTCGCCAAGCTTGAGCGCGCCGTACTCACTCGCGAGTAGGCGGAGCACCCTGCTTCGCGGCCACTTCGCCTTGAAGCGCGCCCATGCTTGGATCATGGGGTTGGAAAGTACCCGGTACGGCCTTGTGGTCATGGCCACTAGTACTGTCATCAATGGGTTCATGTGTCTCTCCTTCTTACCTTCAGCCCTGCGCCAGCCCACTTGTTCCGGCCTAGGGCGCTTCCTACTTATGCAGCGACCCCCTCCTTGATTGCTTCAAGGAGGTCGAACTGAGGGATCGCCTGCTTTCGTACGACGTCGCTGGTGCTCGCGCGTACTGCGTCCAGGACAGCGAAGGGGATCGGTGTATCACTGTTCTGGATGCGCTCAGCCGCCCTGGCTGCCACGTCCTCTTCGTCCTCTCCGTCTACGCGGTCAGCTAGCCCGATGGCGACTGCCTCGTGATCAGAGAAGAACGTCTCGGCCTTCATGCGCTCGCGCCACTCAGGGATGGTGCCGCCAGCTCGCTTGGCGTAGAAGCCGGCGATGTTGTCACTTGCCTGGTTCAGCATCCCCGCCATCCGCGCCATCTCGTCGGCGGGACCCATGCAGAGCCCGCTAGCCTCGTGGATCATCATCGTGCTGTGAGGCGCCATGATGATCTCGTTGCCAGCCATCGCAATGAAGCTGGCCGCCGAACCGGCCATGCCGTCGATCCAAACGGTGATCTCTGCCGGGTGACTCCGCAACGCATTGAAGATAGCGATGCCATCCCAGACGTTGCCGCCGAGGCTGTTGATGTGCAGCGCGATCTTCTTCGCCTTGATCTCGCGCAGCTCGCTGGCGAAGTCGCTGGCGGATACGCCCCGGTCGCCGATCTCATCGTAGATGTAGATTTCGGCTTCGGCTTCGGTGACGTTGCTGATGGTGTACCAGCCCGCGCCAGGCTTCTGGCCTCGTGTCTCCCGCTTCGTTCCTAGTATCGCCAGCAGTTGCGGGAGATCCGCCGTCGGCCGCAGGCTTGTGAAACTCTTTAGGCTCATACGCCTCTCCCAGCAGGCACGAAAAAAGCGCCCACTCCTGAGGGGCGCTGGCCTGCTGAAGGCGCTACGGCCCGCTGGAACTGGCGCTCATTGGCTGGCGAGCAGCGCGAGAACGCTCATATTCAGTTGTCGCCTACATGCTAACGGTGTCCTGGGGGATTGTCAAGAGGGGATACCTATATCCAGCTTCGCCTGAACGGGCACCGCCACCCCGCTCTCCCTGTACTTCAGGTTGAAGCGTTTCGCAATCGGTGCCCAGTAGGCATCCCACTGAGCACCGTTCAATGAAGTCGCCTCTTGCCTAAACGGCTTCTGGAGCACTGCTTCAAACAACGGCCCCATAAACTTCCGCCCCTTTTGCCATGACTCGGGATACCTCGCATCCTCACAGGCACCGATCCCGACAATCATTCGGCAGATATCCTCAAAGCCCGGAGCCCAGGTTGCCCTATTGGTGAACGCGACGCTCACCCAATACATGCCGTCGCCCTTCGCGTAAAAGGTGATTTCCTCCGGCTTAACTATCAATTTCGTCACCCCACGAGGCCCAGCCTGTCCGCTCGTTGCGCGCGAACAGCTCAACGTACGGGCCATCGTACATCGCCTCGATCAAGGCATACACCTCATCAGGCTTGCGCGAGTGCTCGCGGCGCTTCGCTTCAATGACCGACCGCACAAGGCTGCCTTCGATGGGCAGGCATGAACCCTTCGTCGCCACGCACAGCAACTCGTGCGCCCCGTAGTTGTAGAAGCCTGCCACCTGCTGGGTCTTCACCCAGACGAAGTTGGTTTTGTACACGAAGCCCCAGCCGCGAAAGACTACGAACATATCCTCCAGATGAGGATTCGTCACCCACATGAACAGGACAGCGGAATCAGCCGCGATGGTAGCCACTCCGCGCCCGTCGTCGTCTTTGAGTTCGGCGATCTCGTCTGGCGTAAGAGTCCGGTAGTGCTGGGCAGCGCTCGTTTCGAATCCGCTGTTGTCGTAAGCCCAAGGCGGATCAGCATAGAGAACCTGATACGTGCCAGCTGGCAGCGGACCAGCCTCGCCCGGCTGGGGCTGGATCGCCTGCCGTAGTTGCTCAACTGTCCAGCCCTCAAGCTCAGCACGGCTCAGCCACGCCTCAGCGCCTTGCTGGGCGGCAACTACCTGGTGATGGCCCCAAGTGAGATTTTCCGAACGTTCGGAAAATCTGGCGGCGACCCGCTTGTAGTCATACAGCGTCTTCGCAACGACGCCGACCCGTGCCGCGTACTTCTCTAGGTCGCCCTCGCCATAGCTGGTCTGCACGTCGCCCGCCAGATCCCCCAGTCGCCAGGCACTCTGATCGCCCAGCTTGCGGGCCTCGATGCCCTCGTTGACTAATGTTTCCCAGTCGGCCATGCGCTACTCCTTAGAAACAGTGGTCCCCGCCCCCGCCTACGTTGATGCGACGACATGGCGGTAGGGCAGGGACGGGAACCCGAGTTGAAAGCGGTGTGAGGGTAGCCATATCGTCGTACCTAGAAGGTACAACCGCCGAGCTGGTATGTCAATAGGTGGAGGGGCTTGGCGGAAACGGCAGGACTCGAACCTGCAAACCTTTTACAGCCACCCGGTTAGCAACCAGGCTCCTCATCCAGCCGGATCATTTCCGCGTGGTAGCGCCGGAGAGATTCGAACTCTCACTGGACGGGACTTGACACCGCTGCCTCTACCTGTTGGGCTACGGCGCTACGATGGTAGGGGCGACAGGGCTCGAACCTGCACTGGACTGGGCTTAAACCGAGCGCCTCTTCCATTTGGGCTACGCCCCTAATCTGCTGGCGGAGACGGAGAGATTCGAACTCCCAACCCTGTTACGGGCTACGCTTTTCGAGAGCGCTACACACACCGATGTTAGCGTCTCCACGACCTCTATTCTACCATCTACAGTACAACATCGCTCGGCAGCCCCAGAATGGCCAACGCTGTCTCTTCGTCATCTACCTCAACCCGCCCCATCACCATAGGCACGAGCGCTACGCCGCCCGCCACAGAGCACACCGCGCCGACCTGGCCCGCCATGACCGCACGCACTGCGTAAGCCTTACCAGCGACACCCAAAGCCCGCTGGACCTCACCGAAGGCGACGGGGGTATCGGCCAGCAGCACGCCCGCAATGGCGACCCGCCGCTGTACCGCCGGGCGGACGCCCAGCCTGCCCGCTACTAGCGCACGGGCGACAACTGCGCCGCTGACTTCGGCTCGGACTGCTACCCGCCCGACCGCCGCCGGCGCTGGCGCTAGACTTACGCCGCCTACCTGGACCTGAACAGCCGCCCGCCCAACCGCCGCCGGCGCTGGCGCTAGACTTACGCCGCCTACCTGCGCCTCGACAGCCGCCCGCCCCGTTATGCTCGCTGTCGAGTCCGCCGCGCCAGTGAGACGCTGTAGGACACCAACGCGCCCCGTCGTTGCGATGCCCGCAATGAGCGCCCCGGCCACCCTTTGCTGAAGGCGGACGCGGCCTATCGTTATCGTGAACTGGAGGGCCGCACCCCTGATCTCGATTCGGCGAAGGCGTCGTCGGCGTAGGGCTACACCGCCGCCTGTGCCACCACCACCACTAGGCGGGCGCTCCTCCTCGGCGACGGGGGCACAAAAGCCACGGTCGAAGCCCGACGAGAAGCCGCAGCCTGTGGCCACTACGGGAGTCCGAGAGTGAAGAAGTCCGGGTTGAAGAAGATGCGATCCCCCGCAAGAATCGTGCGGGCCTCTTCGAGCCTCCCGCCCCCAAGGTGTTCCCCTCGTTCATCGAAGACGCCCCAGCCATCAATAGACTGTTCGCTTCCCATCTTCCGAAAGGTAGCCTCGTTCACGTTTGCCACAAACCGCACATCGCCTTCCGTAGTCTGCGGTGGCCCGAACTCAATAGGCTGCCGCTCATACTCCGGGTCGTTCAGTTCGTCCTCCCCATCGAAGAGGCCCAGGAACAGGCCGCGCCCTGAGAGGCCAGCGAGCCATCCGTCTCTTACTTCCGCTGCGAAACCATTTATCAGCGTCATGATGTTACTCCCATAACCGTGCTTGGTCTGCCGTGAATGGCTGACAGTGCCCACAGCCCAGACACCGGCCTACATGCTTGCGGCCCCTGCATTCACCCGAGAGCAAGCGCCACTCTTCGCCGCGTGACTGGCGCTCGTGACCACAGGATGGGCAGTAATCTCCCCCTCCGTTGGCACCGGGAAAGATTTCGTAAGGCCTGCCAGCTTGCAGCTTCTCTACCGCCTGGCGCGCCTTCGTCCGCGCTGGCCTCTCGGCGGGCTTCCTCCGCCTGAACCGTGCCAAGATCATGATCTCACCTCCACTACCTCAGCGATCCGGCCCTCTTCGTCACGCAGCACCTTCTTAGTGACGGTTCCCGGCTCTACGTCGTGCGGCCTGAAGGTAACTTTGCACTTGCCGCAATAGAGTTCCGGGTCGCCCATCACCTCCTTGGCGATGAGGCGCCCGCACTTGTGATGTACCTCGGCAAGAACCGGCGAGGCCAAGAAGTCCTGCGCCTCGGGCACCCGCTCGGCCTCTTCGTCAACCTCTACCTTCGGCGCTCTCTCTGCCGCGTCCGGTAGCAACACCTCGCCCAGTTGCTCAACAGGCGTCGGCACGCTCAGGCGCGGCACCATGAGCACGTCATCTGTGAGGGCCGGGTTCCGGCCGATCAACTCACGGAACTCCTTGAAGCCCAGGCCGCCGGCCGCATAATCCTGCCGCGCCCGCTCGTGCAGCTTGTCAACGTCCTCTTGCAGCGCCCAGATGTCGGCCAGGTTGAACAGCACCTCGTCAATGTTTCCGAAGTCCGGCACAAGCTGGCGATTCAGATCGGCAGCCATGTCCGCCAGTAGCGGCGTCATCGTGAGCTTCCAGAACACCTGCCAGTCGGATCGTTTTCCGGCGAAGCCCGAGCCCGCATTGTAGGCGATCAGCAGGCCCACGAGGCTGCCAGGGATGCCGAATACCATGGCGATGCGCGCCTCGGTTACTGCGTCTAGTTCCTTCGGCAGCGCGTCGCGTAGTCCACGGTCAAGCCCGAGGTTCTGATAGCTGGACTCCGCCTGATCAAGCACCATCAGCTCGTGGAAGCCGCCCTGGAGCCCGAACTGACGCCCGAAGCGCTCGCGTATTGCGTCCTTGTCTGCTGGCGTGACCTTCTGCTTGACGGTCAGGATAGCGCCAGGCCCGGTACCCCCGCGCTCGAAGAACGTTCGCAGGAATCCCCGCATGTACTCATCGATAGCCACGCGGCTCAGGATGGGTAGCACCGTTGGCATCCCGTAATAGTTGTCGTGTGGATTGCGTGTCTTGAAGTGGATGATGTCTTCCGGTGGGAACTTCACCGTGTCGCGCCCGGCGTTGTACTCGTACGCCTCAATGTAGTCCGTCTTGCTGGGGATGATCTTCACGCGGTCGGGCCGCAGGCGCCAGAGCTCGGCCACCGTGCCCGCCAGTGGGCCTTCCGGCCAGCGCGCCTTGAGCAGATAAGCGTTACCAGCGAGGGCGCGGTCCATTACGACATGGCCCCACTGATCGCCGCGCGACATCCACGGGTTCGGGTTGTCGAGCAGCTTTATCAGCGGGTGTGTAGGCAGGTCCTTGAAGAAGCCATTCTGGATCATGCGGGCCTGTGCGTCGCGCAAGGACACGCCCCGATCAAGCAGCCGTTTCTCCTCATTGCGGATCTCGGGGCTGTTGCGCTGAAATTTCCGCCCCACGATGTGCGGCTCCCCTACTGAGTCTGCGAGCATCTTAATGCAAGCGAAGACGATCTCATTCCCCGAGTAGGCGCGGGCGTAGTTGCCGTACTGGCTAGGCAGCGCTGTGCCGTGAGACACCGGAAACTCTTGGAAGGGTGCCCGGTTGGTAGGGGCGAACGGGTTCTTGAATAGGGTCGTCATGCTACAGCACCTCCACTAGGAGCCGAATCGGAATGTACGCCAGCGCCAGCCCCACGTACAGCCAGGGGCGCTTGATCATGTCGCGCCGGATATGCTCGCGCAGTATGAGCACGGCCCGGCGCAAGCGGCGAGATTGGCCGATATAGGTCACGCCGTATCGCCCCGCATCCCCAAGCACATCGCGGCTTGCATGGCCTGCTCGGTGGTCAAGCCATAGAGCGCCTCCAAAAGCATCGCCTCGCCCACTATCTTGATCGTCTGCTCGTGGATCATCTCGCCGAACCGCGATAAGCCAAAGCGCTCTATTGCCGCAGCGGTTTCGGGGCTTACTTCGACTTGGGCATTGAGGGTGATCACGCTGCCCATCCTTCCCACGCGATCCCGCGCAGCCGCTCCCAGATCAGGGTATTCCGCCAGCCCCGCTGGCGTATCGGATTGGCCGACGGCCAGTATGTTGCAACGGCTAGCGCGAAAGCGTTAGCGGCCTCAGCGTACTTCATGCCGTCACCAGGCCCTTGACGCCCAGCCGCCTTCCGTTGCAGCCATTGATGCAGTACGTCAGCCAACCCTCTGGCGTGTTGCGCTTGAACGCTAGCCAGAGACCGCACACCGGGCAATTCGTCGGCTGCACTATCTCAGGGCCAACCAAGATGGTGCCGGATGTCGGGGCGTCCAAGTGGTCGAGGCCGATCACTTCTCAGCCTCTACCCGGCAGATCAGCCGAAACGTGCGGTGACAATAGTGACAGTCTACGCCGAGCGACGCTTCCTGCGTGATCTTCTCGTAGCCCGGCATACCCCATATCTCCTCAAGGTGTATGATGTCTGCTCTTGGGCCGCCAGCCTTAGCGCCACAGGGACAACGCACCCTAACGTCCACGTCGACACTCAGCGGCTCGATAAGCTCTATCATCACAGCCCCCCCGCCGCCCACTGGAACACCAGCCAGGCCAGGCCCACGGCAGCCGCGAGGGCCACTAGTAGGCTGAGAGCCAGCACACAGAGTATGCCGCCCCGTGCCAGGATAAGATAGTCATCAGCGTCCATCAGTTGCGGTAGCTTCATGCATTAACCTCCGCTCTTCGTCAACCGCCGCTACTTCTCTCATCAGCCTGCGCGCTTGGCCCTCTAGCTTGCGAACTCGCGCGTCTAGTGCGAATCGATGGCGCTCCTCATCTGTCATCGGCACTTCAGGGGGGCGAGCGCCAGGGTGCATAGGCCAGCCCCACTTCTCATCATCCCATGGCGCATAGTCCGGTAGTT